TATACCGGATTGAACTTTCGTGAGGTCTTGGAACTGCCTTATTCTTTTTATTTGTTATTAAATCGGGAAAGCTGGATCGCAAGCTATCAATCGTCCGAAGCCGGAAGAGAAATACTAAAGAATTTGTGGAGGCTGCAGCAGACCGAGGCGGATGAAGTCGCAATCCATAAATTCGCAGAAGGGAGACGAAAATGGCAGGAGGCATAAAATTAGCACCTCTTTTAACAGAGATCAAAGTTGATATCGAAAACTTTAAAAGCGATATGGAGAAAGCGGCTGCAATCGGAACAAGTGAAGCAAAGCGGATCAGTCAGGAGATGGAAACGACGGCGAAAGTCGGAGAAAAATTTTCTAAAGCAGGTGATCTGCTGACGAAAGGCTTGACACTTCCGATCGTGGGCGTAGGCGCCGCAACGACAAAAATGGCGGTTGATTTTGAGAGCAGCTTTGCAAAAGTAAGTACACTTCTGGATTCAAATGTCGTAGATTTTGCGCAGTACAAAAATGAGCTTCTTAATGCAAGTAGTGAAACGAAGGTGGCGGTGGATGAATTTTCAGAAGCCGTTTACTCTTCTATTTCTGCCGGGGTGGATCAAAAAGAAGCGATCCAGTTCACGACGGATGCGATGAAACTTGCAAAAGGCGGTTTTACAGACGGGGCGAAAGCAGTAGACGTCCTCACGACGGCAATTAACGCGTATGGATTGCAAGCGAGTGACGCCACGAGAGTATCCGATTTATTGATCACAACGCAGAATTTGGGTAAAACAACGGTGGACGAACTGGCGTCAAGCATGGGAACAGTGATCCCGGTTGCAAATGCGTCGAATTTCAGCATTGAGGAATTGAGTGCATCTTATGCACAGCTTACGAAAAACGGTGTGGCAACAGCGGAATCTGGAACGTATTTAAAAGCAATGTTGTCAGAGTTGTCAAAAAGCGGAAGTATTGCGGACATAACGCTACGGGAGCTGACCGGAAAAGGTTTTGCAGATCTGAAAAAAGAGGGGACGTCTACAACAGAGATTTTGAGTCTGTTAAATGCAGAGGCGCAAAAGAACGATAAGACTTTGAAAGATATGTTCGGCTCGGTGGAAGCAGGATCGGCGGCGTTGGTGCTGTATAAAAACAGCGGCGAAGAATACAACGAAATGCTGCGGGGAATGGAGACAAGCGCAGGGGCGACACAAAAGGCGTTTGAAAAAATAGATGCGACTCCGGCAGAACAGTTAAAAGGCGCATTGAATGAACTTCGGAACGAAGGAGTACGTTTTGGTGCAGCGTTTGTTCCGGTAATCGAGAAAGCGTCTGATATATTAGGGGATGTGGCAGAAGCATTTTCCGAATTAACAGATGAGCAGAAAGAGAATGTGGTGCAGTGGGGAATCACTCTTGCGGCAGCAGGACCGGCGTTAAAACTAATCGGCGGTGGGATTCAAACCTATACCAAGTTAAAGACAGGAATAGGAGCAGTCACAAAAGCGCTTAGTGCTTTCGGTAGCGCACAAGAGGCAGCAGGAATAGGAGGATCTGTACTTGCAAAAAGCTTTACAGGTGTTTTGGGAACATGTGCACCCCTTGCGGCAGGTTTAGCAGTGGTTGGTGCCGGAGTATATACACTCCACGAGCAAAGCGATGTATTGAATTCCACAGTCCTTAAATCGCGAGAGGAAATGTCATGGCTGGAAGAAGCGCTGGCAGACCTGCAAGGAGTTACGAGGTACACGAAAGAAGAACTGGAAGAAATGGGGTATGTTCATAAGGAATTCAGCGATGAGTTAAGCCCTGAATTTCAGGAAGCCGTGGAAGAATCTACGAAAAAGGTACAAGAATTCAGCGTGTACTTGCACGAGATCGGATTTGACGGAATCATGACACAGGAGGAAACCGATGGGTTTACGAAACGGGTCAATGACATGTGTAGCGAAGTGATCTCGACGATCGAAAGCAGAAAAGAGGAGGCACAAAGCGGACTGAAAGATCTGTTCATCGCAGATGATCAGGTGATTGATGAAAGCGAACAGAAAGTACTGGAACTGTTGTCGCAATCAAGTGATGCGCAGATCAGTGAAGTACAGACGTTACAAGATGAAATTCTTGCGATCCAGCAAAATGCAGCGAATGAAAAACGACAGTTGAAAGAGCAGGAAATCGCAGACATCCAAAATTATAATGAACAGATACGTCAGATTGAACTGGAAGCCCTGGGAGGAACAGAGCAGGAGATTCTTTATGCAAAAAATGAGTTTGCTGCTCGAGTGCGAACGATGGATCTGGAAAGTGCATCGGAACTTTTACAAGAGAAAGCGAAGATCCGAGATGATGAGATCGTACAGATACAAGCAGCTTACGATACAGAAATTCAGTTGCTGCAAAGTAAACTTAGCACATGCAAGGAAGAAGATCGGGCGTATTATGAAGAACAGATCGCAAATTTAGAGCAGGACAAGCAGAAAAAGATTACAGAACAGCGTGACCTTTACGATGAATACCTCAGCATTATCGAAGAATATAACCCGAAATTACTGGATGGAATCAGCGACTTGAATGGTCAGATCCTCACAGGAGAGGAGGAAAGGAATGCTGAATATCTGCAAAAGGTACAGGAAAGGTATGCGGGGTTAGAGCAAATTACAGAGTCAGGATGTTATACCCTATATAACATGGAAAAAGGCACGAATGAAGATATCGTGGTCAATTATGATCAGGCAACAGGGAAGATCGTCGGTCTCTACCACGAAGCGTCTTCAACACTCGTCGGATATTCCAAGGAAATCCAAGGCGCGACGGTGGAAATGGCGCTGAACGGAAAAGGGTCTTTTGAGATGCTGGGAACATCCTTAGATGGACTGAAAGAGAAGAACGGTGAACTCGTCAATGCGAATGGGGATGTTGTGAGCTCCTTGTCGGACATTAAAAAGTCTGCAGACGGCACGCGGGAAGGAATTGCGATTTTAAACGGAACACCTTGTGAGGTAAAGGTTAATAAAGACGGAACAATCGCAAATTTACGGGCGATTGATGAGGAGGCGAACAACGCCACGAGAGCGAGGACACTGTCGATCACATTAGCAACGAACGCAATAACAAGCGGTATTAACGCTGCGATTTCAGCAGCGCAGGGATATTCTCACTACAACGGACTTGATAACGTACCCTACGACGGATATCAGGCAGTGTTACACAAAGGAGAGCGTGTCCTGACAGCGGAGGAGAACAAGGCGTATAGTAACGATCCGGGGATTGATTACAATAAGATGGAAAAGTGTATGAAATCTGCGGTCAGGGAACTTACTTTATCAGTGGGTAGCAGGGAACTTGGTAGAATTATAGATGAGCATTTGCGAGAAAGGGGAATTCTTTAGCATGGATATGTATTACATTAATCATTTAAATGAAAAGATTCTCCTTGACTCTGAAAATGTGATTTTGAAATATCAAGAGTTATTCAACTATTCATGGGATGCAGATACAGATAATGGGAAAATAACGTCATTTACAAGAGAAATGGCAACATATCCCATTACGGTTACTGTGACCGCGGATTCAGATGAGGAATTTGCGGACATCCTGAATAATTTCCACAGCATCGTTGTAAAAGACATCATAGATCACACCCCCGGGCGGCTGTATATTGGAGATCAGTATTTGTCCTGCTATATATCCGGTGATATAAAAACTGATGCGTTTATGGGTGTTCCGATACAGGTTAAAAATCTTACCGTTGTGACGGATCATCCGTTTTGGATTACGGATAAAAAATACGAATTCAAAAAAGGCGTTGAAGGAAAAGGCGTGGGATATTTGGATTTCCCATTTGATACACCGTTTGACCTCATGGGAGATGAGAAGGGAACTGGCAGCATTACTATAGAGCATTACGCCGCGTGCGATTTTCTTTTAACGATATACGGACCGTGCTTGAATCCGAGAATTGTAATAGGGGATAATCTATATGAAGTAAGGACAAAGCTGGACGGAGGGGAATATCTTCTGATTGATTCCAGGGAAGGAACGGTCTTCCGTGTACGAACAAATGGGACGAAAGTGAATGAGTTCGATAATCGAGTGACCAGTCCGAATTCTCCGTTTGAAAAAATACAGCCGAGATATAATCTTGTAAGTTGGGATGGAAGTTTCGGTTTTGATTTGTTGTTGTTTATTGAAAGGAGTGAACCAAAATGTGCACAGAAAAGATGATAGTTGCAGATGCTGTAGGGAAAGAACTTGAGAATCTGGATCGGTGCATTGCGGTGGATCTGGAACTGGGAGATACGAATGATTTTGAATGTGATATAAATCTGAATTTTTGGGATAAGAAGAAGTTAAATTACGGGTACATGATCTACATTCCGGATACAGAATACGGCGGAATTATCGGAGATATGAAGACAATAACGAAACAGAATGCCATCAAAATGACGGGGGACACTTGGCGAGGAATGCTTGGAAAGAAAATTATTGAGCCGCCATCTGGAAAAGATTACCTTACAGTTTCCGGTGAACTAAACAGCATATTGAGAAATCTGATAGACGGTCGATTTGACGGTCTTTTTTTAGTTCCTCAGGTTGATACCGGTGTGATTATACAGAACTTCCAGTTTGATCGTTACTGCACTCTTTTAAACGGGATTGAAGATCTTTTGGCAAGCGTGGGATATCGGTTGGACATCCGGCATAAACGGGGAGAACCGGGAATACCTGGATGGGTGGAACTACAGGCTGTTCCTGCAAAGATGTTGAAAAAAGAATATAACCAAGACAATCGGATTAATTTTATTACTAGAGATTACAGGCGGGGAATCAACCATCTGATCTGTGCCGGAACAGGAGAGGGAACTGACAGAACGATCCTGCATCTGTATGTACAAGAAGATGGGAGTGTTGGGGAAAAGCAGTACTACAAAGGCATCCATGAGCGCACAGCGCTATACTCATATACATCCCAATCTGATATAGAACAGCTTAGAAAAGATGGTACAAAGCGATTACAAAGTTTAGCGAATTATAAGGAATTTGAAATGCGGATAGAGGATGCTGACCTAGAAATCGGTGATATCGTATCTGGAAGAGATTATATAACGGGGATTTTGGTGCAAAAGCCAGTTGTACGTAAGATCTTAGTAATCAGAGGTGAACGAATGAAGGTTGAATACAAGTTAAAAGGAGATGATTGATTATGGAATTGGTAACAGGATATGGCGGGAAAGCGCATATTACGCCTGAAAATTGGGCGGATTTGAATCGGGGGTTTTCCGGCGCAGATTCTTATGTTATGGGGACAGGGAGAAAATTCGAAGCTGAATTGATATCGAATAATTTGTTAAAAATTCATGACGGCTGTGGAATAATGCAGGGAAGACAAGTGGTAATCCCTAAAGGACGGTCAGACGAAGTTGCGATCGAAAATGGAACACAAGGGATGAAACGAATCGATCTTATCGTAGAAAGATATACGAAGAATCCGGATACTAAGATAGAAACAACAGAGACCGTTATTATAAAAGGAACGCCAGGTGTGAATCCAGCAGTGCCTTTACATACGGAAGGAGATATACGTTCTGGTGATATGAAGGCAGACTGGCCACTCTATGAAGTGGAACTGAGTGGATTGAATATCGTAGCAGTGAAACCGTTATTTAAGGTGCTGCTGGATATGTCTACAATAAATAAAGATTTGTCGGAGTTACAGTTGTATCACGATAAAAAGACGCTCACACCGACTGATCTCGGATTGAACACTGGGATTTGGAAAGTAATAGCAAACAACTCTTACAAGATTGGTAACGCAATACATCTGAATATGGAAATCTACACAACCTCTATAATTGTTGCAAATAATGTGTACAACAATGCTTTTACGATACCGTCACAGTACCGACCGTTAATTGATACTGCTGTCAATGTAACTGCATCAGATGGAGCGTATAAAAATCCAGTTGCCTGTACCTCTTTAGCAAAAGCAAACGGCAATCTGTTTTTCTGCATCCCAAAAGCTACAAATAATTACCTTTTTATCGACGCTGAGTGGGAGTGTGCTTGATAATTAATTACTTTTTGGTGTATTTAATTGTAACGCATCTTTCCTATTGCGTATTCCAATCGGAGTCAGAAAACAGATCTTTTAGAAAGGAATGATAACATGAAACTTATTTTTAATGATGCAACTGATATGCCGATACAGTCATATGAAAAAATCGGTGGTGCGGTGCGATTCTTGACAATCGGAATTGCGCCGGAAAAGCTGAAAGAAATCTTTGAGGATGCAACAAAAACAAAGGTGATGAACGTCACAGAACGTGGGCAGATCATAGATACCTTGGAAAATTACACGGGATACGATCATACTGAGATATATCCGGGTGGAATTTATGGAGTTGTAAATAATAAAGCCGGTCTGTCAACAGAGGAGCGATTGGATGACATGGGGATTAAGTTGGAAACAGCGAAGCAGGACATAGAAGCACTGAAGGAAAACGGTGGCAACGGTGGAGCACCGGGAACGTATGCGTCTGTCTTTGCGATGGCTAAAATATCTGCAGAGAAAATTACAGATGATGAGCAGGCTCTTAAGGTAGCAGATCTGTACGATTTATGGAGCGGCGATGGAGTAGCCTACAAGACTGGAAAGTATATTACTTACCAAGATGCGCTATATAAGGTACTCCAAAACCATACATCTCAAGCGGACTGGGCGCCGGACACCGCCTCAAGTTTATATGCTAAGGTGCTTACAGATCCGACTGGAAAAGTATTGCCGTGGGAGCAGCCAAACAGCACAAACCCATACAAAAAAGGTGATAGGGTAACACATAAAGGGAAAACGTGGGAGTCTCTTGTAGACAGCAATGTGTGGGAACCGGGTGCAGTTGGATCCGAGAGTCTCTGGAAAGAAGTTGCATAACGAGAAAGGAAAGTGAGGAATATGAAAATGAATTATGCAGAAGCAATTATTGACGGATACAATGCGATTGCAGGAGCGATTGTGGCGGTGTTGTCCTACATATTAGGAGAGCACTGGATCTTATTTGCAGCCTTTTTGCTACTTAATGTAGCAGACTGGATAACCGGGTGGATGAAGAGCAAGATGGCCAACAAAGAAAACTCTGTCAGAGGCTGGAAAGGCGTCCTTAAGAAGTTGGGGTACTGGCTTATGATTATGGTTGCGTTTGGGGCATCGGCAATCTTTATCGAGATCGGTAAGACGATCGGTGTAGATTTAGGGATCACTACATTGCTTGGATGGTTCGTACTGGCCAGCTTGCTTATAAATGAGATTCGCTCGATTTTGGAAAATTTCGTAGAAGCTGGATTTAACGTGCCGATTATATTGATTAAAGGTTTAGAGGTTGCAGACAAGGTCGTAAATAAAGATGGAGATTCAGAGGGCGAGTGATCGCCCTCTTTTTAATTCCATAGGTAGGATGGAAAAATTTTGAAAAACCTCTTGAACTTTACGCGTAACAATGGTGTATTACATGTAACGCGTAACGAAAAGAGGTGAGAATAATCGCGGAGAAAAGTAGAGCCGATTACATGAAAGCCAGAAGAGAAAAACAAAAAACGTTTAGCGTAGCTGTGGAAAAAGAAAAAATGTTGAAATTTGAACAAAGATTATCTGAACAGAAAAAGACGAAATCAGAATGGCTTAATGAAAAAATCGACGAAGAACTAAAAAAATAAGAAGTACTCGCAATCCTACCAAGACAACCGAGTACTTCAACTAAGAAGTTTCCTTCTGTAAATATTATAATGCAGAATGAGGCTTCTTTCAAGAACGAATTTGAAAGGAGTTTTTATTATGAATGAGTTGATGATTTTTGAAGGACATGAAGTAGAAGCGTTTGAACTGAATGGAGAAGTTTTATTTAATCCTTATCACGTTGGCGCGTGTTTAGATATGGCAATGAGCACAGTCAAAGACCACATGAGTAAAATGAATAAAAAGCAAGTTATCAAGGTGAAAAATTCAGATGTCGGTTTAACCGACTTCCGAAAATTGAATAACGCGGGTGAGAATTTTCTCACAGAAAGTGGAGTATATAAGTTGGTATTTAAGAGTCGTAAACCCGATGCAGAAAAATTTACAGACTGGGTTACAGACGAGGTTCTTCCAACCCTCCGTAAAACAGGATATTATGAAGTGCCAAAGAAGAAAGAAGACAAGAAGGAAAAACTTCCATCAGTAAATCAAATGGTAAAGAACATCAAAGGTGCTCTTCATGATGCAGGGGTAGATTCCAAGTACATAGCAGCAGAGATTGTTCGCATTTATTCAGATAATGGTTATCCAGTTAAAGTTCCAGTACTTTCCGATGTACCTAAGTTGTGGGATTGTACTACAATGGCAAAAGAACTCGGTATTTTCTCTGAGAGTGGAAGACCACATGATAAAGCCATGAGCGCAATCATTCAGAAGCTGGATGTTTTCACAGAAGAGATTGTAAAAACTGCTTATAGTAGAAATGGGCATGATGGTGTCACAGTGCAGTACAAGGATTCTGTATTACAAAAAGCAAAGGAATGGCTTGAAGAGAACGGTTATCCTACTATGATTGAGTATCGGCTATCAAATGGTAATATCAATAAATGCAAAGTTGTGTATCAGGAGGTGGCGTAAGATGGGAGCGTCAATAAAAATAATCAATGCAGAATACGGTATTGCGTCCTGTTCCAAAGAAGATATTCCATTATACATTTTAAAGTATTGTAAGGCGGAAAAGGTGAATATTTTTTATTTACATCAGAGAGATTTGCTTGTATTAAATGAAGGCAATCCGAATTTTGAGATATTGAAGGAATCGACATTATTATATTTGGAATTAGATAATCGGGATAGAAGTAAGATAACTGATGAATCTATGAAAATGGGAATGAGATTTTTTACATTTTTAAACGAGATTATTCGTATTAGAAAAAAATTGTGCGAAAAAAGAAGATGGCTTAAAACAGCATAACGATAATCAGAACATCTATCAGAAATGGTAGGTGTTCTTTTTATACAAAAAATATTTTTTGCACCGGTGCAAATGCCGGAAGAAAGGAGAAGAAC